TGGGGCTTGGGTTGTGTCACTTGTAACGGATAAAACTTATATAATAATAATATATGTAGGTATTAGGTAGTATGGGTGTATAAGGTATGTGTAGTTACTATACAGTCGTATTAGAGGTGTAATACTGAGTACATATAGCATTTTAAGCGTTACAAGCGTTACAGAACGACACAACCCCCGTCGTATAAGGGCTAAGGCGTAACGCTTCGAAGCGACACACGCCTTTTTGCTCAATTATTGACCACTTTTTAACACAATCTTAACTTCTCCCAACAATTTCTTAACATTTGGGCGCGCCTTAGCCACGCCTTAGCGTCGTAACAGAGCGACAGAGCTGCAGCGCCACGCCACGACGCCACGCTCACAGCCCCACAACGCGTTAGCCACGCTCACAGCGCTACGTTATGGCGCGTTATCCGCACCGTTCTAATAGCGCCACGACGCCACGTTACGGAAAGTTATCCACAGGCTACGACGCCACGCTGTGAGCGCTACGCCAGAGAGTGGGACTCCTACCGCCAGGACGCGGGACGGGGGGTACACCTCTGCACCATATCGACGGGGCGGGGGTTGCGGGTCCCCACTCACACACACCGCTACGAGACTGTAACGCTACCAGACGCTCAGCTCATAAAACCGATCCCCAAAATTTTCCCAGCAAAAAATCCTTGCACCCAGTTGACCAGTACGTCAAGATAAGCCCTATGAAACGACGCATGAATACCACGATCCCCATCCGGGCCAGGGCTTTCGTGAACGAGTACATTAAGACCATGATCATATCCGAGGCGGCGGAAGCGTCCGACATATCCGCCGGCTACGCCTATACGCTGATGAAAAACCCCGCTGTGTGTTTGGCTATCGCTGATGCACTTGAACAGGCGTCGATCCTGGCGTGTATTGATGCGTCATGGGTGTTGGTACGGCTGGCGCGGCTGGCCGATTTCAGCATTAAGAATTTCATTGAGATAGAGGACGACGGCAGGCCCTACTATGATTTCACCAACGCCGATGAGGACGACTGGTACTGTATCAACGAGATAACCGTTGGCTCGGTGCGCGGTTCGGTACGTAAGGGCACCCGGTTGTATGTTGACGAGGTTAAGATCAAGACCACCGATAAGCTCAAGGCGCTGGAACTGGTCGGTAAGCACATCGACGTACAGGCGTTCAAGGACCGCGCCGAGTTGAATGGTACGATAACGGTGACTGAGGTTACACGTAAGATCGTTAACGCTATGAATCACCCACCGGACCGTGAGGTCATTAATGGCACCGCAGAGAGGATAGAACATGACGCTAGGCCTGGAAATACCCACAGCGGCGGTTTACCGTCCCCTGCTACACCCTTCAAGGTATAAAGCACTATGGGGCGGTCGCGGTAGCGGAAAGTCTCACGACCGGGCAGCGGCGCTCATAGAAGATTCGATACTGTACCCGGGGCTACGTAGCGTGTGTATCCGTGAGGTGCAGAAATCACTACGGGAGTCGGCTAAACGGCTGATCGAAGATAAGCTGATGGCTTTCGGGCTGGGTGGAGCGCAGGGCTTCCGGGTGTTCAAGGACTCGATCAGTACGCCAGGTGGAGGCGTGATTATATTTCACGGAATGCAGGATCATACGGCGGAGAGTATTAAGTCGCTGGAAGGTTTTGGGCGGGCGTGGGTCGAAGAAGCACAGACCATGAGCGCCAACAGTCTGAAACTGCTGCGGCCCACCATCCGTTCGTCTACTGCGGTGAAAAGCACTGAGCTGTGGTTTACGTGGAACCCCCGACGAAAAACTGATCCGGTAGACGTACTGTTCAGGCAGCAAAAGCCGCCGACGGGATCGGTAGTGGTACGTGCGAACTGGAACGATAATCCGTGGTTTCCGGACGTGTTGGAGCAGGAAAGGCTGGATTGTCTCGCGGTAGAACCGGAGCAGTACGACCATATATGGGAAGGCGGGTACGTCACCATAGCGGAGGGTGCGTATTTCGCTCGGCACCTGAATGAAGCACGGCTGGAAGGGCGTATCGGTGTGGTCACGCCCGACCCGAATATGACGTTCAGGATATTTGTGGACATCGGAGGTACCGGTGCGCGGGCAGATAATTTCGTGATGTGGGTGGCGCAATTTGTAGGTACGCAGATCAGATGTGTGAACCACTACGAGGTGCAGGGGCAGGACGTGGCGGCACACCTGGCGTGGCTGCGCGAACATAAGTACATGCCTGACCGTACGCAGATATGGTTGCCGCATGATGGCGCTACGCAGGACCGGGTGATCGATATCAGCTACGAGTCGGCATTCACGGGTGCAGGGTATGAAGTGACGGTCGTGCCGAACCAGGGTAAGGGTGCAGCGAAGGCACGTATTGACGAAGGCAGGCGGTTGTTTTCGTCTATTTGGTTCAACGAGGAGACTTGCGCGGCAGGACTTGAAGCACTAGGATGGTACCATGAGAAACGGGACGCAGTGCGGAACGTGGGACTCGGCCCTGCACACGACTGGGCTTCCCACAGCGCAGACGGTTTTGGGCTGATGTGCATTGTTCACGATGTCGGCCCGCAGCGGGCATTTAAACCGATTAGCTGTACGGGATGGCGAGGATGACAACAGACGGCAGACGACATGAGGTACGGGACATTAAGGTGTCACTGTTATTCGACGGTGGACGACATGGGGTACGGGACATTAAGGTGCCCGATAAAAGTATGATGGGCTTCGACGGGAAAAGGTATTACGTTGCAGTTAACCCTAAGACACTAGCGCAACTCCAAGCGAAAGGCAGTCGCCATGACTGATTTCACCAAGCACGACGAGGTACTAAACGATCTTGAAGCGATACAAGACGCTGAGACAGATACCCGTCAGGCCTCAAGGGAAGCCCAACTATTTATTCATAAACGTGACGGACAGTGGGAAACAGACGTACTTAAAGACCCTAAGCGCCCCCGCTATACATTCGATATGACTGGACCGTTGATCGATCAGATCGCGGGTGAAATAGAGAACGCCGATTTCAGTGTACGTGCACTGCCTACGGGTGGTGAAACGTCGAAAGACACCGCGAAGGTGTTGGACGGACTTATACGAAATATCCAGAACGTGTCCCATGCCGGTGAGATATACGACCAGGCCGCACGGTACATGGTCGAAGGTGGGCTTGACGGATGGGAAATCAAACAGCAATTCGTTGACGGCGATTCGTTCGACCAGGATTTAGTGATCAAGTCGATATCGAATTTTGTCGATTCGGTGTGGTTCTGGCCGTTTACGGAGCCGGACGCGTCCGACTCTAAGGCGTGTGTAAAGCTCAAAGCAATGCCCAAGCAAGAATACGACGACCGCTGGCCTAAACGCAACGGTCAGTCGGTTGATTCGAGTCGGCTCAGCGACGTGTATTTTCATAAAAATGAACATGTTATTGTTGGGCAACTGTATTACATCAAAGAGGTTAAACGTGAGCTACTGAAACTTTCCAACGGCGATGTGGTGAATGCGGAGGACGTTGTCTCTGTGCTGGACGAGTTGGAACGTGGCGGCATAACAGTTATCGGTCGTAGAGAGCGTAAAAAAACCGTGGCGATGTCACGCCTATTTGACGGTGAGGGCTGGTTGAATGAAGCACAGGACACAGTGTTCAGCCGACTTCCAATCGTAATATGCATCGCGAATTTCACCAATTTGGAATATAAAAACGTATGGCGCGGTGCGACTGAAAAACTGATGGACCCGCAGCGCGTGTACAATTACTCGAAATCACGCGAGGTCGAAGAAGGGGCGTTGTCGCCACGTGAAAAGGTTTGGATAACTGCTAAACAAGCCTCCGGACATGAGGAGACGTTGGGAACCCTGAACACGAACGCTGATCCATTCCAGCTATACAACCCCGATCCTCAAGCGCCAGGACCACCGGTGAAAATGAACGGTGCGACCATCAACCCAGGCCTGAAAACCCTGTCGGACGACATGGGCAACATGATGCGGAGTACGGCAGGCCTGTACGCCGCCAGTGTTGGAGATAACCCGAACGTGCAGTCCGGTATCGCCATCACGAAATTGCAGGATAAAGGTCGTTTAGGCTCAGGGAAATACTTTAAAGCTGTGGTGCGGGCAATGCGTGTGACCGGTGCGATACTGATTGACGCTATCCCTAAAGTGTACGATACCCGTCGTCAGGTCCGTATCATGAACGAGGACGGCTCGTTTGATTTAGCAACAATCAACGACACTATATTTGACGAGCAGAGCAAGCAGCAGGTAACGCTGAACGATCTGAGCGCAGGGAAGTATGACGTGACCGTTAAAGCCGGACCGTCGTTCGACAGCCGCCAACGCGAAACCGTAGCCACTATCGTCGATATCGGCACAGCAGACCCGTCGTTCATCGAACTAGGCGGCGACATCCTGGCGAATAATATTGTCGCGCCGGGTATGGACCTGCTGGCCGAACGTAAACGTCAGCAGCTATTCCAGGCGGGGGTAATCCCGTTTGAGCAGCAGACGGACGCCGAAAAGCAACAGACGGTTCAGGCGCAGAACACGCCGCCACCGCCTGACCCGGCGATGGTGTTAGCGCAAGCAGAAGCAGGTAAGGCAGAAGCACAGAAAGGTCGCGTGATCGTGCAGTCGCAGTCGCAGAAACGTCAAGAGGATCGCAAAGACCTACAGTTAGCCATGACGCAGCAGGCGCAGCAGTTCGAGCAGTTCCAGGTGCAGCAAGACGCCGCTACCAGCATGTTGACTGAACAGGCCGAAACCCTCAAAACGTTACGCGAAGCCTTCGGATTGGATTCTTTAGTAGGGATGGGCGGGCTACCCGCGCTCATACAGCAGATTCAAATCGTTCTCAGTGAGCAAAGACAACAGTAACTCTTGCAGTGAGGGAACTGCGGTGGTATAACTTTACCCATTAACCCGTACGCGACGGTATCGCGGCCTACCACATAGGTTAACTATGGAATCAAATGAGCAGCAAGCAGGCACGGAAGCGCCTGAACAGCCCGCCGGGGCTTCGGAATCAGCTACCGGAAACAACGACGGTTCGCAGGAACAGCAAGAGGCGCAAGGCGGAGGACTAACACCCGAAGCCCAAAAGATCGTTAATAAGGCGATTGGGCGTCAACACGCTAAGTTCCGTACCGAGCAAGACAGGGCAAATGCGCTCCACGCCGAGAATGTTAGGCTGAAATCGCAGATGCCACAAGAACAGCGGCCTGATGTTCCGCCGCCAATCGATCCGCTCGATGATGATTACGAGGGGAAAACGAAGGCACGGGACACAGCGATCCAAGAAGCAGCCGCGTTCGATGTCAGGCAAGATGTGGCAAGAACGCAGGCCGAAAACGCGGAGAGCACGGCACAGAACGAGCGGCGAGAGACGTTCAACCAGGCGGCCCGATCCTACACGGAACGGGCGCAAAAGCTGGGTTTGGACGCCACAGGACTGCAAGTTGCTGGACAGACGGTAGCAGAGTACGGGGTGAGTGACGAATTGACCGAGCATATTCTTAACGATGAACAAGGTCCGCTAATCACACAGTACCTCGCAGGGAATCTGAACGAATTGGAAACCCTACGCAACCTGTCTCCCATGCAAGCTGCCGTCCACTTAGCGACTCAGATTGTGCCGAAATTGAAGGCTGTACCAACTAACACAGGTGCGCCCCCACCGTCTGACGGTTTATCCGGCACCGGAGCGCCCCCGAAAGAACGGGGTCCAGAGGGCTGCACCTATACATAAAAGGTAGGCTATCATGGCTAACAATTTTGACAGTAACTTCTCGACGAAGGTTATGCGTATCTTTATGGAGAAGTACGAGAACGCTCGCGTCCTCTCCAAGAACGTAAACACCCAGTTGCTTGCGGGGGCATTTGACCCGTCAACGGGCACCCAAATCGACTTCAAACGTCCTACGGACTTCACCTCTAGCGAAACATCAGACGGCGATATTACTGCAGTAGCAGCTAAGGACATCATCGTCGGCAAGGCTTTCGGCACGGTGCAGGATTACATTACCGTACATGTTGACTTCGATGAGGTTGACCAGGCACTCAAGATGGATCAGCTCGACGAACTGCTGGAACCGGCAGCGGAGCGAATTGTCACCACGCTTGAGTTAAATTTCGCCAATTTCATGATGATTAACGCTGGTCTGTTGGCCGGTACTCATGGTACGGCGGCAGACGCTTGGGGCGACATCGCAGAGGCAGGCGCAGTAATGGCCGCTCACGGTATCCCGGCAAGTAAGCCGTGGTTCTACACGGTAAACCCGTTTACGCAGGCCGCTCTTGCGGATAACCAGCGTTCATTGGGTGCGGGTGGGAGTGCAGGCGCATTGATTTCTGAGGCGCACAAACGGGCGACAATTGCCCGGGGTTATGCTGGTTTCGACGCTGTAATGACAGCGACCACGTTACCCTCGTACACCACTCACAGTCCGGCGGATCGTGCGGGAACACTGTCAGCCAATCCGGTAGTTACCTACGTAGGCGCTAAAGACACCATGACGCAGGTTCTCGCGGTCACGGCGTTTGGGGCCAATCTACAGGTACGGGCAGGCGAGACGATTCAGATCACTGGCCGTAACCGGCTGAATCTGAGTACGCGCCAACCAGTCGTTAACGCGGCAGGTGCGGTCGTTGTCTGGACAGCCACCGTGACGACACCAGTCACACTCGGCGCGTCGGGTGAAGGTAACATCACTGTTACTGGTCCGGCTATCTTCGAGGCGACTGGTGCGTTCAATACGACTGATACGGCAGCAGTGTCGGGCGACGTTGTGACCCTCCTGGGCGCAGCCAGTACCTTGCACCAGCCGAATCTGTTCTGGCAGAAGGACGCTTTCTCAATCGGTTCTGTACCGATCAAGAAGTTGTTCAGCACCGATACGGTCTCTAAGACGAAGGACGGTATGACCCTCCGAGTTAGCAAGTTCTCCGACGGTCTCGCCAACAAACAGTTCATTCGTTTCGACCTACACCCGGCGTTTGCCGCTTTGAACCCATTCTTCGCGGGTCACGGCTTCGGTAAGCCATAAGCAGTAAGTGAGTAGTTAAGGGACGCCCTTCGGGGCGTCTCTACATGCCCCCGCACACAGGAGATAGGATATGTCTAAGAAGCCCAAAACGGACCCTCGATTGAAACTCGTTGATTTCGTTAAACCTGACGGTACTCCCGTTCCGGTCAACTCCTTTCCCGACAGTCTGAACAAAGCTATTAGCCTTGGCTGGCTGCCCGCCGAAGAAGTTAAGGCTGCTAAGGCTGCTAAGCCTAAGCCTAAGAGCAAGTAACTATGGCGACAGCCGCACAGGTAGTTAAGGCGGCGCTACAACGGATAATCGTACAGGCGTCAGAAGCAGATATTGAGCCGGACATGGCGCAAGACGCGATCTTCGCCATGAATAACTATATGCTTGCGCTTGACGCCGAAGGCGTTACGCTCGGGTATACGTTCGTTACGAACCTTGGCGACGATATCACCATACCGACGGGCGCACTACGTGGGTTAATCGCTAACCTGGCGGTCGAAGTTTCGCCCGAATTTAATGGCATAGTCTCCCCCGCACTGCAGAGGGCCGCGAATGATGGCGAAAAGGTCATGCGTATCATCGGTCAGGCTGTCCCGACCATGCGTTTCCCGGGCAACCTGCCAGTCGGATCAGGTAACGAAGGCGATCTACGTGACCGCCATTTCTACCCTGACGAAGAAGCGCTGATACTAGCTGAGACCACAGGTTGTATAGCACTTGAGGCAACCGTTCTGGACGAGGATTGTGATCCCGTCGTACCGACCCCCTTCATAACAGTATCGGGCGCACTGAGCGCCTTCTCGTCGCTATGGCCTGCGGTGTCAGCCGAACAGTCGTACGTAGTGTCGGGAGGCAATTTGACGGACGCTATACATATTGCGGCACCCATAGATTTTGAAATTTCTATTACCAGCGGCAGTGGTTTCGGCGGAACATTGGATATCTCAGGTGCCGCGACAAGGATATTCGTACGGTTTGTACGCGGTTCAGGTGGTACATCAGCGGGCGACATAGTCCATACCTCCCCCGGAGCTGCACGGGTAGACCAGCCTGTAACCGGTACGGCTACCCCCCTACCAGTCATTACCCTCGCAGGGGCACTTAGTCAATTCGGTAGTGTAGCGCCGGCCCCGAGTCCAGAACAGCAATACAATGTATCAGGTACGGGACTTAGCGCAGATGTCATCGTAGTCCCTCCGGCTAATTTTGCGGTATCGCTTGTTAGCGGCGGACCGTTTACGTCCAGTTTAAACATAACTCCCGTCGCCCAGGCGGTAAATGCTACGGTATTCATACGCATGGAACCGCCCGTTGCTGGCATTTACGGGGGAAACATAACACACGATAGCGTGGGCGCGACGCAAAAACTTCTAAGCGTGACGGGAATAGCATCATGAATATACGGGCGCAAGGCAGAAAAAAAAGCACTTTTCCGGGCGATACGGTTATCCCTTCCGGAGCAACGTTTGACTATGTTCATAACGGTGTGAATATTAAAATTCCGATAGCAAATCTGTTGACGGCGTTAAACGTAACAGGCTCAATCGTACAGGCAGGTGATCCACTAGCAGTGCCCGTCTTAGAAAAACAAGGTTCGGTGCATAAAATCCGTAACCTGGAAGCCGATGAAAACAGCGGTTTGAAGTTTTCGGTGTCGCCGGAGAACGGCATACGCGCCGAGTTGGACGCACAGACGACAGGCGGTGGGGTACCGGTGCTAAACCCGAAGAATCATATACGCCGTATTCGGTCAGGGTCGGGTATAGCGGTATCTCTGTCAGGAGAAGATATCATCGTATCTGACGTTTCTACGCCAGGTGCGAGTAGTGTTGTGGTCATAAATGAACTTGCTGACTTTCCCTCACCGGTGGGTGGAGTCATACCGCTGACGGCAGACACGGTATATTTCATACAGGACATCATCGATATAGGCAATAATACGTTCACGCTTGCCGCTAACACAGTAATGACCGGGTTTTCGTTCGCCGTCACCGGAATCACAACTACTGGGTCAGGTTTCCTATTCGAGAACGCGGGGGCATTTACCAATGAGATAAACGGTCTGCGGATAACAGCACCTAACTGTACGATATTCGGACTTACATCGCTTAGCGCGGGAGCTAACCTACTACTGGGTCAAATCTCGATAGTCAGTTGTGTGTCAATCGTTGACGTTAAAGCCTGTGCGATATTTAGGTCGGGAGGCGTAACGGCGACCTGTTCGGCTGACGCTTTCATCTTCTCGGGCACGTGTGACGTAGTTATCATAACTGATGTCATTGTACGGGCCTGGACCGGTGTATTGTTCGAACTTGACGGCGCTATGTTCGGGCGGTTTTCGATAACGACCGTACAGGCTGCCAGTGCTTCCGGCGCTAACGTAGTGGTCGAAGGTCAGGTTTCTAGCGCTAATATCGCAGTGGGCGCAGTCGGGGAAATAACGCGGGTGATTGTAACCGGAGCGGTAATAGCGTCGACGACTATCTTTCCGTCTGACCTACGCTGGCAGTTTTTAGAGAATAGTTTTGCGGCAGATTCAGTGGTCAACGCGCTTCTGTCCCTACAGGCCAACGCTGTAAATACCGTTATAGCCTTAATAGACACCCCCGTCCTTGTGGCGGGAGCCTGGACAGTCGAACACGATAACAAAATGACGGGGACAGTCGGGGGTCGCGTGACCTACGACGCGCAACGCGACACGGACCCTTCCATAGTCGCTTCTCTTACCGTCTCCCCCGTGTCCGGGGGCACACAGACCATTAGTATTTACCTGGCATTAAACGGGTCGGTAATCGCGAACTCAAGGCGTACATCGGCGGTGGCGTCAGGGTCAACTACTTCAATCACGCTGACATGGGGCTTGACGCTAGAAACCAACGATTTCGTCGAGGTATTCGTCTCTAACGATTCAGGAACTACCGACATTTTAGTGTCGGCTGCCGTCTGTAAGTTCGGGTAATGGCCACTACGCCGCTACCAATCGCGGGCGGGTTCTATGAGAGCGACAGTCTGCCCATTTCCGCGCAGGAATGTACGAATTGGTTTCCGAACCTGCCTCAAACCGCCGCGTTAAGTCAAGAGACGTTATTCGGTACTCCCGGTAAGTCGTTACTTGCTCCCGGCGAAGGCGTGCGGGAAGCTAATCGTGGTGCTGACGTACTGGCAGGGATACCGTATTTTGTAAACGGCAATGTCCTATACCGATTAAACCGTACCGTTACCGATATGCTTGAAACGTTTGACGTTACTGCACTTGGTACGATTGAAGGTACGGGCCGCGTATCGATGGCCAATAACGGCACTCAGATATGTATCATGGTACCAGGCGGGAAAGGATACATCTTCGTAACCGCGCCGGACACCCTGACCGAGATAACTGATCTGGACTTCAGGGCTAACGGCAACCCGCAAAGTGTAGTATTCGTGGATGGCTATTTTGCCTTTAACACGGACACCAAGAAATTTATCATATCCGCGCTTAATGATGGGTTAGCGTATAACGCGTTGGACTTTAGTTCAGCAGAGTCAGACCCCGACATTATCTCGGCGCTGGTTGTATACAACAATCAGTTGTTCGTGGCGGGGTCAGAGACAACCGAGGCTCAGCAGAACATCGGTGGGGCTGATTTTCCGTTTCAACGTACCGGGTTGTTCTCCGACATCGGCGTGGACGCGCCGTTCAGCGTCGTCAAAACAACCGGTGCGTTCATGTTCATCGGTTCAGGTAAGAACGGTTCAGCCTCGATATGGGAGTGGCGAGGTAACGCGCCGCGTAAGATTTCCACGACTGCGATAGACAGTCTGCTGCAAAAGTTTACTGTCGAAGAAATTGAGGCGGCGTTCGCATGGTCGTATGCACAGAAAGGCGGATTTTTCGTAGGTTTTACGCTGCCGACAACCACCCTGGTATACGATACGATCACTGAGAGGTGGCACGAACGTAAATCTCAAATAGTTGATTTTAAAGGCACTACGCAGACTGTCCGAGACCGTATCAATTCAGTCGTATCGGCGTATGGCCGGGTATTGGTAGGTGACAGTCAGGATGGACGTATCGGTTCACTCGACCCGTCGGTGTTTAAGGAGTATGGAGCGGACATTATACGGCCTGTAGCGACACAGCCGTTCCAGAATAATATGCGGGCTTTTTCAGTTGCGTCACTGGAATTAACCGTCGAATCAGGTGTCGGTAACGCTGACGTCCCCGACCCTAAAGTCCGACTTGAAATCAGTCGGGACGGCGGCAAGACGTACGGTCACTCCCGTACTCGCCGTCTCGGTAAAATCGGTGAGTATGAACACAGGGCCATATGGTGGAAATTAGGTCGGATACCGAGATTCGCAATCTTCCGTTTTACCGTGAGCGATGCGGTTAAACCGGTGATTATCCAGTTGACCGCCGACATAGTGAGTACCTAAATGCCTCAAACCCCCCTAAAACTGGACGTTAATCGCCCCCTCGTAGACGAGGAGGGTCTGCCTGATCAAATCATGAGAGCGTGGGCGGTACGGGTAACGAATACGATGGTTAC